GCCTTCGTCCGTCATCACCGCCAACGCCGCCCCGACGTCGTGCAGCGACAGCCCGAACGTCTTCGCGGACGCGAGGAAGCCGGTACCCAGCGCGGCGTTCAGGTCGCCCATCGTCATGTTGCCGGCGCCGACGATCGCATTCAGGGTAGAGACGGCGCCCTTGAAGCTGGTGGCGCCCTTGATGCCGGTCCGCCAGGCGCCGGCAACCGCGTTCGTGGTCTCCTCGAGGCTGGCGTTGCCGACCGAGGCCAGGTGCGAGGACTGCGCCAGCGCCTTCATCGCGTCGGCGTTGTCGAGACCGACCGACTTCAGGTGGTAGAGGGCGTTCGCGAGGTCGATCGGGGTCTGCTGTACCTTCCCGCCGAGCGCGAGCACCTGCGTCGAGAGGACCTGGACGTCCTTCGCGCTCGCGCCCGCTTGGGTCTGAATCCGGGTCATGGCCGAGCTGAAGTCGGTCGCCATCTTGACCGCCACGGCGCCGATCGCCACCGCCGGCATCGTGATCCCGCGGGTCATGCTCACGCCGACGCCGCTGATCTTCTTGCCGACCGAGGTGATCCTCGCCCCGGCCGTCTCTGCCGAGGCGGCAGCGGAGCGGAACGCCTTCGACGCCCCGTCGCGGCCGATCAGGTCGAAGATGATGGTGGTGGAGGTCATCAGGCGCTGCCTCCCCGGGTGATCTCTTCGGCGGTCTTCTGCATCTCGGCAGTGATCTTGAGCAGGATCTTCGGGGCCTGCTTGGTGATCGGCGTACTAGCGAACCCGGGCGGAACCGCCTGCGGCCTCCAGACCTTGCGGTTGCCGTAGACGGGGTGACGGAGGTTGCCGCGGTCGATGTCGCGGATCTCCTTCATGCCACGCCCCGCGATAGACACGCGGCCACCCGAGGCGGCCAGCGTCGTGCGGACCGCATAGGGCAGCGACGCCACCTCCTCGGCCAGCCCCCCTCCGTGCGGGAGGGTCTGGCGCGCCGAGTCCCGAATGCCGGGGATCGCTTCGGACGCGGATGCCCTGATCGTGGCGAGCAGATCTCGCTTGACCTTGCCGTCCCCGGCCACGGCGAGTCGGCGACCCAGCGCTGCGAGGCTCTGCGAACTACGGATCTCGAAGTCGGCGACCATCAGCCCCTCACCCTCCCTGTGCCGCCATCCAGTCGCGGGCCGCGTCCCCGGTCATCACGTTGCTGCCGCCGTCGTCGCCGCCAGCCATGCGGACGGCGGCGGCCATGAACTCCTCCACCTCGAGGGTGGTTAGGGCTAGGTACTCCTCCTTGCTGCGTCCTGTCAGGAGACAGAACTCAGCGAGGTCCCGGGCACCGGCTCGGGCGGCTCGTCTTTTCCCGACTCCTCATCGGAGGGCTCGGCGAAGAATGTCTTCAGCTCCTTGTTTGTCACAAGAAGCGCCGCCTCGTATGCCTCGTTATCAGTGGCGCCCTCGCGCCGCTTCACTACGAAGATCAGTGCGGTCGCAAACATCTCCACGTCGTTCTCAGCGAGATGCTGGGAGGTCTGACCGAAGCGCTGGGCGATCGCAATCCGGTCGAGTCCGTTGATGGATTCGTAGACATCTTCGGCGGTCTGGCTCACGGCGCTCATGCGATCGGGTAGGTCATGCCAGCCGGCGCGTTGTTGTCGAACTCGGCGGTGATCGTCGACGCCTCTCCGACGCCGCCGGCGATCATGTTGTAGTTCATCAGCAGCCCGGTCATCAGGGCCGCCGGGTTGGTAGCCGACCGTGCCGCAGACGTGGCCCGGACCTCGATCACCACGCCGGTGGTGGACCCGATGAGCGGCTGCAGTGTCGCGTGGACCTTGCCGGACGCGAAGTCCTGGAAGAACACCACGGTGATCTTGGCGTCGCCCAAGCCCTTCGTGATCGCGATGTTGGTGGCACCGAACGCGGTGATGTCCACCGAGTTCCGGGTGTCCTCGACGGTGACGTTGTTCGCGTGGTCAGACAGCGTGACGCCGTTGACGATGACCAAAGCGTCGGTCAGTGTGAAAATAGCCACGGATCAGCCCTTCTTTCGTGAGGTGGGTTTACTTGCGGGCTTGTCGACCCGTTTGAGATGACCGCCCTGGATGAGTGCGGCTTCCTGCTCCACGAGCAATGCCAGGTCGACGGTCTCGCCCTGCTCGCCGCCGGCGTAGTTGTTGGTCAGCACCTTGTACGGGCGCGGGACGATCTCGAGGTGGCCGCCGTCGAGCTGGTCGCGCTCGTCGGATGCCGACAGGTCGAGCTCAACGTCGTCGGTCCCGTGCAGGGCCTTCGCGCGGTCGGAGATGGCGCGGTAGGTGTTCACTGGAGTGGATACAATTCATAAGTAACCGTGGTGATGAACGAGTGCGCCACCGTCACCAGCCCGGTCGCCGGGTTCTGCTGGCCGGGCCGGATCCAGACCACCTTCGAGCTGCCGTTCGCGACCGTGACGGTGTAGGTGTTCGACGGCAGCGCGTTGCCCGCGGAGGTGGTCCCGTAGTCGCTGATCGTGACCGTGTCGGAGGAGCCGCCGGCGTTGGTGATGTCCAGGTAGGCGCCTCGCCCTCCCAGAATCGACTGGTCGATGGTGTCGGACGCGGACACGGCTGCGCCTACGTCGGTGGTGCCGGCGACGGTTGGCGTGGTTGCGACAAGTGCGGCCACGGTGGGCTCCTTCTTTAGATGCGGATTTTGTAGGCGATGGCGAAGGCGATGGTTGTGCTCGCGCCGTCGCTGTCCTGGGACTCTTGAACATCGCCGGCCTGCATTTCGGCGAGGACATAGTCGAACGTGGTCAACCCGAGCTTCGGGTCCGCTCGGACGGCAGCCTCGAGGGCTGCCAAGTGGGCAAAGGCGGTGGAGCAGGCCATGTCTTGGTCGCTGTCGCCGTCCCAGGCCAGGACCAGCCCGTTGACTGTCCCGACCTCCTCGCGGTTCCCGCCGAAGGTCTGCATGGTCTGTTGGAAGGTGCCGGCCGAGTCGTACCCGGACTCATCCATGTTCTGGATGCCGACCATCACCACGTCGCCCGCTTCAGCGGATATGTCGCGGCCCCGGGTGACGCGCACTCCCCCCATCGCCGTGGATGCGACGGAGAAGACCGCGGCAACGACGGACGGGAAGGCTGCCGAGGCCATCAGGCAATACCCGGCACAAGGTAGGAGTTGGCGATGTCCTGAGCGCGCGAGGGCCACAGGCCCATGTAGCCCTGCGGTGGAGGATCGTTGCCCGGTCGGCGGGCGGGGCCGCGCTGGGTCTCCCACCCCTGCTTGAGCAGGCTCATCACGGCTTCCTTGATGTCGGCCGGCGTCGTCGCATAGCCCGCCACGTAGACGATGTGGATGTTGCGGGTACCGGACGCGAAGCTGATCGGGAACCCCGACGCCCGGCGGACCAAGAGGCCGCGGGACGTCTCCAGCGTGTACCCGTAGGTCCCGGACGTCCCGGTTCCGTCGAGCGGGTCGCTGGTCAGGGTGTAGGCGATCGAGTCCGTGTACGCCTCGGTGATCGAGGTGATGGACTGGACCGGCGTGTGCCGCAGCACGATCGTTGGGCCACCGCCGTTGTACCACTCGTCATAAACCGGCGAACCGGCCACAGGGCCTACCCTGTTGACCCATGCCAGCGAGGCGGTCGTGATGAACCCGCCGAGCTCGGAGTCGTAGGTCGAGGACGTGATGTCCAGGAACGTCTTCGCCTCATCGAGGCTGATGATGTCGCCGGTCGCCATGTCGCCCCCTCGGGAAGTTGTCGGTCCAGCAGAGAGGGCGGGGGCTCGTGGCCGCCCGCCCTCTCAGTGGGGGTTACTTGCTCGACTTCGACGCGCGCGGCGCCTCGGTCGTCTCGATCGCGACGTCGCCGACACGGTTCTCCGCGCCGTCCTCGTTTCCGACCAGTGCGCGGTTCTCGAACGGGTGGACACCCGCAGCGCGCCACATCTCCGCGGAGTGCTTTGCGCGCTCGAGGCCGTACTTCTTCTCGTGAGCGGGGCCGGTCAACAGACCGTCGGGGCGCTCGGGCTCGGGGTCGGCGGTCGCGAGGTGGTGCGCCTTGTGGGCGTCCTCCACCGTCTCGATGGTGCCGATCTTGCCCTCGGACTCCTTGGTGAAGTGGTTGCTCATGTGCCTGTTCCTTTCAGTTGACGGCGACTTCGGCCAGGACACCGATGTTGACGGCCAAACCGGTGCCGTTCTGCACCATCTGGACGTCGAAGATGTCACCGGACTGGACCGCGAACGAGGCCGTGATCGGCACCGTCAACGGGGTTTCTGCAACGAGGTTGGTACCGGACACCAGGGTCACCGTGGCGATGACGCCGAGCGAGGCTGCAGCGCGTACCTGGCGGACGTTGAACGTGGCGTTGTTGGTCGCCACGCCGGTGACGGTCGTGTAGGCGGCAGGGGGCGTCAGGAGAACTCCCGACACCCCCGAACCCTGACCGTCTTGGGGGAGCACCGTTCCGACGACGGTGATGCTCGTCGCGCCGGCTGCCGTCTGCGCGGGCAGCGCGACCGGTCCGTAAAGAGCCATGACTCAGAAGACCGGGGTGATGAGGCCGGTGCCGTTGACCACGGACAGGCTGGTCGTGTACCGCGACGGGATCGACGCGGCGTAGGCCAGCACCCGGAACAGGACCCCGGCCGAGTCGGCGTAGGGCTGCTCGAAGGTCTGCGCCTGCAACGGCGACTCCCACAGACGGAGGTCGCCACGGATCCCGACATAGACCGGGTCCTGGTTGGTACCCGCGCCGGTGTTGGTCGGGATCGCAGCGTCGGTCACCACGTCCAGGCCGCCGATCTTGCCGACCGCGCCCTGGGCCGCGTCGATGCCGCGGTCGTTGGTGGCGACCACGTTGAAGCTGGTTGCGGACGGGTTGACCAGCGGACGGTTGGTCGTGTCAGAGGACGACAGGATCCAGTTCCAGCGGCGGGGGTGCATCCAGATGGTGTCCGGAGGCAGGTAACGCACCGTCTCGATCGCCGCGGCAGCCGCGAAGATCTTGGAGTACAGACCGCCGGTGCCGCCCACTGCAGGGGTCGCCTGCGTGTAGGTGGTGTTGACGGTCCCCGACGCGGTGAAGTAGGTCGCGATCCCGTTCAGCTGCCCTGAGGCATTCGAACCGGACAGCACCTGGAGCGACAGCGCCCGGGCGTAGTCCGCGGCGAGGTCCTGGAGCACGACCTCGTCGAAGGGGATGCCCGACTGCTGGAGCAGCTGGAGCGACACGACCTGCTTGCCGCCGATGGTCGAGACAGTGCCGGCGACCGAACCCGTGGTCATGTCCGTCTGGGACAGGGCCGTGTTCTGCGTGCTCTGGATCGCGGTCGTGGTACCACCGGTCACCCTCGGCAGGTTCACCGAGGACACACCGGACGGCAGCGGCTTCACGCCGATGCTGTCCACGAGCTTGCGACCCGGGCGCGCCAGGGCGATGAACTCGTCGATGAGCCACAGCGGCGGAGCGAACTCTCCACCGGAACCACCGGTACCGCCGGTGTTGCCCAGAGCACGAGTCTCGAGCTCGTCGGCGGCCTGCTTGTTGTTGCGGACCAGCCGGTCGGTGGAGTCGCGGTCGCCCTTGTGCTGGGCCATGTAGAGGTCGCGGAAGTACGACGTCTCGACCTTGCCGTCGGCGTAGACCGGCGGGTCCTTCACGGTCACCGGGGCGGTGCGCTGCTCCCCGACGTCGCCGGCCGCAAGGGCTGCGTTGGCGGCGACGTAGACACGCCTCTCGTTGGCCTCGAGCTTCTCGATCTGCTCGTCGGCCTTGCGGCTCTCCTCGATGAGCGTGTCGAACTTGGCCGACTCGTCTTCGTCGAGGTCGCGCTTCTCTGTGGTGGGACCGGACAGCAGCTCTTCGAGCTCCTGGTTCTTCGCGGCCCGCCGCTCGCGCAACATCTCCAGTGGAGACATGGTGCACCCCTTTCCGGGGTTGAGGTGGGTTGTGGTTCCGCGTCAGATGGCGTCGCAAGGTGCCGTGGTTAGGCGGGCCTGCTATCCGGGCTTGTGCGGTCGTGCTGTCGGCGCTAGGCCGACTTGCGCAGGTTGGTCGCGGTCGCGATCCGTCGCGCAAGATCAAGGGGCAGGCTGTTCGCCTGCGGGGTCTCCGGGTCGGGGTTGGGGACACCGAGGACGGTCGCCAGGTCCGCCTGCGCCTCGTCGAGGGCGGCGTCAGCGGTGACCAGGGAGTCGAGCACGGAGGCGAGCTTGGACATGTTCGCGGCGCTGATCGCCTTGCCGGCCCGAATCTCGCGGACGATCGTCTCCGCGAACACGCACATCGCCTCCCGCTCATCGCGGGCGCGGACCGATGCGGTCGTGTTCGGGTTCGCCGGGTATGTCACCACCGACACGTCACCACCGGACAGTGCCGCCTCGTTGATGGTGCGCTGGGTGTAGTCCGGCGACCACGAGTCGCCCCCGGTGGGCACCCGGAAGGCGAACGACATCTGGTCGAGGTCCCCGCGACGCATCTTCGGCAGCAGCCGCTGCACGTCCGGGTCGGTCGGGTCCAGCGTGGCCCGGGCGTGGAGGCCCTGGGAGTCCGCGGAGAGGGTCAGTGTGCCCGACTTGGTGCGGGCGAGCGGTTGGCCCTCGTGGTCGATCAGGAGCCGCACGTCAGGGCCGGCGGCGAGGGTCTTCTCGAACGCGGTCGGCGCGATCCGCTCGACGAACGGGCCGAGGTCGTACTCCTGGTTGAAGGTCGCGGCGTACCCCTCGAACACGGGCGCCCCGGACTCCTCGCGGATCTCGAACGATGCCTCGACGGTGCGCTGCTCGAACATGATCGCGCTCATACGGTGGCTCCTTGCGGGTCGTCGGCCGGAACGGCCGCTACTTCCGGCTGGCCCAGGACGGCCCGCAGGGCCCGGTCGACGATGTCGACGCGCAGCACCATGCCGGCGCCGCCGCCGTACGGGGTGTCGTCGACCTGGCCCGCACGCAGCG